CGACTGGCAAACTGCGATGGTTGAATGGTTTCGGTAGGGTTCCCATGCCACCCCCCTCAATCGGAGTCGGCCAGCTTCGCGTTGATGCGTTCGATCCATTTGTCGTCCTGCTTTGGTTTCTTTTTCTTCAATGGTTTGCGCTTAGGTTTGGATAGCCATGGGAACTTTGTTTCGTGCGCCTGTTCGATGGTGACGAACCGATGCCCGGCTTTGCATAGTCTGCGCCTGTATCCGTCGCGGGTTGCGATGACTCGGGTGTCGGTGCCGCAGGTCGGGCAGGTCACGCGAGGAGCTGGCGAATGCGGGCCGCTGTCGCCTCCATAGGCGTGAGGAGTTCGAGGGCGCGGGTGAGGCGGTCGCGGTCCCACTTGCCGATGTCTTCGGACATCTTGCGTTCCCAAAGTTGGAACTTTTGCGAGAGCCCCTCGATGGTGACGATCGCCGTGGTTTTGTCCGCAGGATTGAGCGTGGGCTTTTCTGCAGGGAGTGACAGCCCGAGATCCAACTCAAGTTGGAGTTCCGTGTCTGCCGTGAACTCCGCCCCCCACCGTTTGATCGCAAAGTCGCGGGATTGAGTAAGCCACTTGGATGCGGCGTTTTTGCAAAGGAGGATGTCGCGGTGAATCGCCATCCAATCTTCACGGGTGGCGTCTGGGTTAATCTTCACGCCGTTGAGCGAGAAGGTGCTTTGGTCGATTAGTGTTGTCATTTGGTTGTTATTTTCTGGCTGGCTTTGTATCTGGCTATGGCTGCCGCCTTTTCGGCGGTGTAAGGGTCCGTGGCTTTCGCCCGGAAGGTTTCTCTGGATGAATTCTTCTTGCGGTATTTGGTGCAGTCGAATGTGTCGCGCTTGCCGCTGAGGACATCACGCACACCGACCGTGTAGTGGCTCACGAGCGCCCTGGTAACGCCTAGCTCATCCGCCACGGCTGCTTGAGATTTCTCGCCATTGAGTTGATCCAGCCCAGCCGCAAAGGCGATAGCGTGCGCCATGACCGGCAAGTTGTTCGTCTCGAGGAGAAGCCCGACGACTTTGCCAAGCGTGAGCGCCTGTTGGCGAACCTCGGCGGCTTGGAGCATGGCCATGACCTTGCGAGCCACGGCCGGCGTCGTGCCGAGTTCATCGGCGAGGATGTCTTCGGGGGTGTCGATATCGAGGTCAGGCATGTAGGCGGGTTCGCCGTCGCGTGCGGTGAAGGTGTTCATTGAAATGCTCGGCGTTGGATTTTGTCGGCAGGGAGTCGGAGTGTCCGGCAGAGGGAGACAAACATCGGCGATCTGATAAAATGAATCGCGCTGGCTTTGTGCAGTTCCCACTCGTCGTTTTTGCTTTTGCTCACAAAGTCCGTCTTGGCATCCACATCCATGAAGGTCTGGCGAATGAAAGCGCACATCAGCTCTCGGCACCCCTTGTCGTCGTAGCTCATGGCCGTGCTGTCCTCCGGTTGTATTCGGCAATCAAAAGCGCGTCCGCGGTGGCGTGCGTGACCTTGAGGGTCGGGAAAAGCTCCTGCGCCCGGCGCTTGCTCACATTCTTGTCGCCCTTGGTCAAACACCCCATTGCCTTCTGCCACGCCTGCGGGCGGATTCGCTCGTAGGGGACGCGTAGCGCGGTCAGGACCGCCTGCAAGCGTCCATACCCCTCCCCAAAGGTAAAAGCCGATTTCACGCCCATCTGCGGACTGCTGTGGACTAATTCCAGCACCGCCCGAGGCTCTGCCAGCGAAATGGCATCGCTGAGGAGGTCGAGGAGGTCGCGGTCCGTCTCGGGCATTTTGTGCGCCCATGGGTCGCCGAGGGTTGGGATGAATGCGATGCCGCCGGACAGGCCGGGGTCGATGCCGATGTATAGTTTCATGATTCTTGTTGTTGGGTGAATTTGGCGATGGAGCCGTCCATGTGGACCGGCACCGCGTGGCCGCGCTCGCCGTCGCGGTTTTTGTCGAGCGAAATGAAAGATTCGTCGCCGTGGCGGATCATCCACACATGGTCCGAGTGCATCCCGATGGCGCGGGATTCCCGCAGTTTGCCGTCCTCGTTGAGCTGGCTGGCCGTGGCGACCGCGATGTTGAGTTGCAACGCCAGCGCCTTGAGCCGCCGGGTGATCTCGCTCACATGCTGCTCGCGCGTCTCGTTCGATGCCATGGCCCGCAAGTGGACGAGTTGCACATAGTCAACGATCACGAGGTCGGCTTCGCCCTTGCCCGCGAGGTCACGCGCCGAGGCGTCGATCGACTCCATGTCGGTGAAGCCCGACTCCACCACGAGGCCGGATTGGGAAATCAAGCCCGACGCCGAGTTGAATTTCGCCAGCATGTCCTTGTTGACCGATCCCTTGGCGCCCGCGATGCGGAAGACGCCGACATTATATCCCGCCAAGTGCGAGACCATGCGTGCCAGCACTTGGGTCGCCGGCATCTCAAGCGAGAAGACCGCCACCTTTTTGCCAGCGAGGACCGCCTGCACTGCCATCTGGAGGAGCAGGATCGACTTACCGCCCGAGGTCGGCGCGCCGATCGTCAGGAGTTCACCCCGCTTGACGCCGCCATTCGTCCAGCGGTCCAGACGATCGATGCCGGTGCCAAATGCCTCCGCAGGCGTGTGGTTTTCGAGTTCCTCCGTCAGTTTGAGCAGGAGGTCTTTCGTCGAAACCCTCGGGCGGTCCACCATCATCGCCGCCTCGGAGAGAGCCAGCGACACGCTCGCGATGTCCCCCTCCTGCCGAAGAAACGCCCCCTCGGCCTCACGCACCGCCGACAATGCCCGGCGATACCTCGCCGCATCCATCAGCGCGCTCCGGTGCCATGCCGCCGTCTTGGTGTCGCCGGTTGGCATGAAGTCCATCAGCTCGGTGAAGCCGTGCATCCCGCCGATCGCTTCGAGTTGGCCCTTGGCTTCGAGCCGAGACTGCACCGCGAACGGGTCGGTCGCCATGCCGGTCTCGGCGAGTTCCTTCGCCGTGGTCAAAATGATTTTGTGCGCCTCCGAAAAAAACAACTCCTCCGGCCAGGACATGACTCTCAGGCATTCGAAGTTTTGCAGGATGCAGGAGATCGCGGCCTTCTCGGCGGTTTCGTTGAGTGGGACGCTTGGGAGCATCGGGATAATCTTGGGGAGTGTTGTCATACGCAGGTGGGGAGGAAGCGGTCGCAAGACCGCTCTTTATTCTTCTCTTCTCTGGTAACGCTTTTGTAACGCTGTGAGCGTTTCTCTTCCGTTACATCACCGTTACCGCGATGCTTGTTGACTCGACGCCCTACAAGTGCTCTCTCCTTAGCGGTTTGGGTGTTGTGCCGGTCGAAGTTCACAAAGGTGATTTTCGCATCTTTCACGCGCAACCACCCCGCTTCGACTAGGCTTTCAGCGAAGCACTCATTGCCCGCCAATTTGTTCAAATGCGAGAAAGCCGCGATTGTTGTAACGCCGTCAGCGTTACAATTCCGTGACGCCCAACCCCACACCTGGATCAACGCCCCGACCACCGCATTCGGGGCCATCTTCGTCGCCTCGGCAATCTGTAAAACCTCGGGCTTTTCTGGCAGGTGGAGCTCCACCTTTATCCATTCTCCGGCCATATTATTTCCTTCCCTTCATGATGTTCTGATTCCGCTCGATGTATTTCCGCACCCGCTCCATATCCGCCTGAGCCTCCGCCTGCTCCTCGAGGGCGTAGGTGTGCCGGTAGTTCGGCAGCGGCTCCCCGCGCTGAATGCGCGGCCCGATCGGGCAGCCGTTCAAGCAAATGGAGATGCGGAGGGAGAGGTCTTGGGTCATGGGTTAAATCCTGCGCGTATCAACGCCGCGCCCCGGTGGGTGAATCAGAACGGAATATCGTCGGTCTCTTTGGCAGGCTTGGCCTTCGGCGCGGGCGCCGAGGCTTTGGGTGACATCCAGCGCTCAAGGGTGTTGAAGCGATGGCCGGGATCGGCACCCTCTTCCTCGCCAAGAACGACCGTGGCCGTCTTGCCGATGAAATCTTCGGGCTGCACATCCACTTCCTCCCCTGGGATCACGGCGAACCCGCAGGCTTCGCGCACTTGGTCAATCTTCCACCCGGCTTTTTCGGTGAAGGTCAGGTGCTCATGGACTTCCGGCCCCTTGGCACCCTCGCCGATTTCGACTCGGCAGATGAGTTTGATCATCGGGTTTCCGGCCTTGGAGAGCTTCTCCATGGCGTTGACGATTTCGACTTTGTAGGTTCCCGGCTCGACAAAATAGACGGGTTTCGGTTCGGATTGTTTGTAGGTAGGCATATTATTTTTTGGATTTGATTTGGCGCAGGGTTGTTATGGGTGACCCTGCTTTCACCGTTGACTCGTCCACCTCGACGCCGGCATCGGCGCAGAACTGGCGAAATTTCTCGGCGCTCATTTTCCCGCCGAGGGCGAGGATGAGCGTCTCTTTTGAAACATTGGCGGAGGCCCGAGCGATGGCATCGGCCTCCACAAACTGACGCCCCGCGCCAGTAGTGACCTTCCAGCCGGGGATGTCCTCACCGGCGGCGAGGCGTTCTTTGAGAGCATCCAGAACCGGCTCGGCGATCTGCTTTTCGGCGAGTTTCCAGTTCGCCGCGAAGGCCGAAAGCTCGACCGGATTGGCGAGGATTTGGTCGCGGATCTCGGCAAGGGAGGTCTCGGACTTGACCAACGCCAGCGCCTCGGAGGATTGACGCACCAAGGCCCGACACCCGTTAGCATGAGCGCACCAGCCGCAATACTCATTTGGCGTCGGCTCCGCCAACCGGCTCGACGCCTCGGCGATCACCGCCGAAACGGTCGCCTCTGCTTGGTCTCTGGTAAATGTGTAGGTGCGCCTAAGCCGCTGATCCACATAAACGACATGAGCCGTCCATGAGTCGGCGAAATGCTCGTGCATGCAGGCCAGCGCGTAGGCCGCGAGCTGCTGGCGGTAGTTGCGGACTTGGCCGCACTTGATGTCGGACACCCATTGAGCACGAACGCATACCGCGTCGGCTGTTCCGGGTTTGGAAAGGCCCGGCACCTCCATGCCGAGATGCTCCTCGCGGGTCTCGACATGGTAGCCACCGGAGAGCGTCCGAAGTTCATCCACGCCCCACCGCGCCACTGCCTGATCCTCGGCGCTCAATCCGTCGTAGGTCGTGGGATCATCAACCAAAAGCTCCCTGATAGCCTTGTCTAATAGAGTCCCACGCTCTGCCGCCGCGCTCGTGCCAGGCGCGCCCGTAAACAGGGCGCACTCGGCGAGCTTCGGCAGGGAACTCGGAGAGATTTCCTTAATCACGCCGCCACCTCCATTTGGGCGGTCGCCTTGGCGATGAGCGCCTGCGGGCGGGATTTGATTTGTGCCAGCAACTTCGGCGAGGCATTGCGCCAGGTCTCGCCCTCTTGGATGGATCCGTTGCCGGTTAGGAAGGCGTTCACCGCGTCCTCGTTGGCTTCCAGCAACTCCATGGCCGCCATCGTCTCGGCACCGAGGATTTCGGCAGGCGCCGAGGTTTTGGGTGCAGGTTTGCCGAACACATGCGCCACGGACTCCCACTCCATAGGCAACTCCTCGGCGAGGCCTGAGCGGGTCTTCGCGTCGTAGGCTGCCGAGTGGGTGGTTAAAATGATGCGCTCCTTGCCCCCGATGCCCTTGGCCTTGCCGTTCTCCTGCGAGACGGCCTTGGTCTTAAAGCGGAAGAACCACAACTCATCCGCCCATTCCTTGACCAGCGGCGAGGACTGCTTCGACAGCTTGAGTTCGTAGCGGTCGTATGCTGCGAGGATGTCCGGCGGCTCGGTGCGCTGAACTTTGGAATGCGCCAGGACCACCACATGTTTGCCATTCTCGATTAGCGAATCTAGCGCGCTCAAGAACCGGCTGACCTTTTCCGCCGCCATCACCCACCCCTTGCCGAAACCGAAATCCTCGACGGATTGCTTCTTGTTCGTAGCGAGGAGGTCTTCCACCGCCAACCGCTCCGCCCAGTCTGCCGAGTCGATGACCACCGTCTCGTAATCCGTCCGGCTGGCTTCTTGAATGCACTCGCCGAGTTCCTTCCAACTCGAGACCGCCACGCGATCCACGGCGAGGTGATTGCTACCGCCCTCGATGTCGAGAAAGAGAGGATTTGGGAACTTGCTGGCGAAAGTCGTCTTGCCAACCGACTCCACCCCGTAAATGACCACCCGCTGTGGTCGTTGTTGTTTGCCTTTAATTATTTTCATCACTCTTTTGTTTGTTTGTTGTTTGGTCCGCGTTTTTTGGGATGCGCGGCCCCCCTTGGCCCCTGCCCTTTCGGGCGAGGAAAAAATCACAAAGTCTGGCGGATGAGCGCGTGCGCCCGTTTGCGTAGCTGCTCGGCGCGCTTAAGGAGCGCCAGCGCCCGGGCTTCAATCTTGCGAATCTCATCCGGGGTCTTGGGCATCTGTGGCTTGTCGCTCATGGATTTGAGGGAGAAACCGCCGCCGCTTGCCAAAGAAGTTCAAGTGTTGCCCACTGGCAGTGGGTAAAGCACTCCGAGCACACCGGCCCGAGGTCGTTATCCACCTGATCGGCTTCGCCTTGGCAGACGGCACACCTAGTCATCGAAATCCTCCCAATTCTCGGTGTCCCACTCTTGCCACCGATCCTCCCGCTCCCGCATGCGCTTAATGCGCCGGATGATGTTTTCCTGCCCGAGGCAGTAGCAGGCGTAGCAAGAAAAGAGCGAAAGCACCGCCAGCGAGATCGCCATCCACCCGCTCATTTTGCCCTCCTCTCCAACCGGATTGCGGTTGGTGTGCAGCCGTGGATTTTTTGAAAAGCCACCCGTGCGGCCTCGCGGCTAACTGCCAGCACATAATCCCCGAACCGGCCAAAGACGCCGTTTGCCGTGCAATGCCAGAGGCTCATCGTGACATCCTCCAGGTAATCGCCCCGAGCACCGCGGGAGCGGCCATCAGTTGGAAAAACTCGATCCCGTAACCGAGGCAGCGCAAAATCGTCTCGTAGTCCATCACGCCGCCCTCCCCCGGCTGCTCGCCTGTTGAAGCCTGTTGCCGTGTGTGACCTTCAAGGCGCGAATGACATCGGCCTCGTCGAACTTCCACTCGCGCCCGACCTTGAATCCTGGCACGCGGTTTTTAGCCGCCCATTTGAGGAGTGTCGGCCTTGCCAACCCGAGCCGCTGCGCCATCTCCGTTGCGCTGGTCATTTCTTCGCCCTCCGTTTTTCGTTTTGAGCAGCCTCGCGGATCGCTGACGCAATCAATCGGCTGATCGGTGTTCCCCCATTTTTCTCGCTCTTTTGGCGGAGCCATTCAGCGAGTTCGTTCGGGAGGCTCACGCTGGTTTTGGTGTATGCACTTTGCATGGTGCTACCGATATCTCCGGTGCTACCGGTAAAGCAATAAAAAATCGTCAATGGGGTGTTTCCCTACCAT